ATCTTGATTCTAAAGCTTCTTTAATTTTATCTAACCAGAATTTACCTTTCTTGTTTTGTTTGAAGTTGTCTCCATAAATCGCTAAGAAGTCTTTGAATGTAAACCCAACTGAACCTTCCCCCGCACTCATTTCAGATACTCTTTTAATTGTGTATAACGATACTGGTTTTTCTTTTAATTTACTTTCCCATTTTGATAAAACAACGTCTTTAACTTCACCTAAGTTAATACCTTTTAATTTTCTGTCTTCCTTAAATGGGTTACAAGATGCTTGAACAATTCCCATAGGCCAAGCAATAATTATAAAGTCAGCATCAGGATTGTTTCTAAATGGCGTATATCTATCATATGAACCTGGTTTGTGGAATGGTCCTCCACCATATTGAACAATAATACCATCCTCCACTTTTACATTAGGATTGGTTTTCATCGCCTCAACATATTTTTCTTGGTTTTGTTTTAACACTCCAGGTTCAGGATAACCCTTATCTTTAATCTCTCTTTTAATAATATTGAAGATACTAGTTAGAGATGGTTGAGCATCCATTACCAATGTTTCTAAGAATTTTGGTTTGTTTTTGAAGGCTAGTAATAATTTATTAACTACCAAACCAAGAGTCATTTTATTGTTTTTTACATCTTTATTTTTATCGTAATCAAAAATGTAATTCATTACCATTTCAGGTGTAATTTTATTAACCAAGTAATTTGCAGAATCCACAGTTGAAATCAATTGTACGTCTTCCGCCGAGAATATTTCTTTTGGTGATAAAACCTGTGAAATTGTTTCCACGTTAGACCTTGCTTGTCTGAACGATGTTGATGTTTCTTTTTCGACACCAGCTTGAGTATCGTGGTGGTCTGTATGGATAACAAACATTGGTTTACCGTGAGCAAAATCAACAAGAACGGGCATTGTATCAGTTTCCGCTTCAGGTTTCTTAACCGCAAACTCTTTATCGCCGTATTGAATAACCTCAGCGTCAACAACCTTAATTCCGTATTGTTCCAAGTAATTTTTCATTGCAAGTGCCGTAGTAACGCCGTCTAAATCTATGTGGAAATATATTTTTGCCTTCGGGTATCTTTTTGCGATATTATTAATGTCTCTAATACCTGATTCTGTTATAATTTGTCTCATAAAGATAAATACCTTATTCAAACAAAAAATCCCACTATTGTGGGATTTCATTTATAGTGTCGAGTGTTTTGAAATAATCAACTCTCGTTTGTGCTATTTTAGCGTAATTTTCACTTAACTCAATACCTAACCATCTTCTTCCTAAAACTTCAGCGGCTACCAAACTAGTACCACTACCCGAGAACGGGTCCATGACTATATCGTTCTTGTAGGATAATATTTTAATCGCTTTGGTTGGAATGTCCATCGAGAACGTTGCCTTGGTGAGTGATTTAGTATCTGCAAAGTAATTCCACTGACCAAACACAAGTTCCATAAACTCTTTCTTATCGTTTTCCTCATAAACTGTTTTTTTCTTTAATGTTCCGTCCTCTTGTTCAATTTCGGTTGGAACTCCTTTCCATTGTGGTTCACCTTTAACTTTTTTAATGTGTTGTTTTTTGTAAGCCAATATTACACATTCTTTTGGGTTATAGATATATGGACTAGATGGACTCATCCATGAACCCCAAGCTGTGGTTTTACTTCTGTGTGGTGATTGTTCTTCTAAATCCACAATACCAAAGAAACCAAATCCAATTTCTTTCATGATTTGCCACATTTCAGAAACAAAAAAGATACGACCACCTTTCTTTTGTCTGTTAATCTCGTAAGGGATGTTTAAAGCAATTCTACCATCGTCTTTTAATACTTTATATGCTTCTGTTAACCAATTTTTGGCGAATTTCACATACTCATCGAACTCAACGTCATCTTCGTGAACGTCGTAAGCGATTCCCACACCATATGGTGGTGATGTCACAATCAAGTCAATACAACCTTCGGGCAATGTTTTCATTACCTCAACGCAGTCTCCGTTAATTATTTTTCCCGTTTCTATCATCTTCTTATTTTATACTTTCTAATAAATCCCAAACTTCATTTGAAAACTCTTCAAATAGGTCTCCGTTCTCATCATCTGATAAGACAATAACTTCCTCATCTAAACAAAAATCCACAATTATTTCGTGTATTTCACCAAGTGTCTGTTCATCATTTTTTAAACCCTCATATTGATTGAGGATTTGATTTTTTTGTTGTTCCGTTAGTTTCATATTAAAAAATGTAATCAATTATTTTATATAAGACAATACCGGTCACCACTAACCAAGCTAAAACTAAAAACAGAGCAAACACTCTATAGTTTCTTTCAACGTGGTCTCTACTTCGTCCTTGATGGTCATTTGGGTTCCAATCTTCCATTTTAAAGTGTCTGTGCAATTATCTGAGCTAACTTATAACCTGTAAATGCACCAATTGCCGCAGACCCAGGTAATACTATAAATTTACCTAACATTGTTTCATATTTTTTTCTATTCACAATATATGAAATCAATATGTAATAAATAATGTAGTTAATTAAAACTAAAAAGTCCAGTTCTTTTGCTGCAAAAACAACAATTGAATTTCCAAGAAACCCCCACATGAAGTTAATGAAGGTTTCACGGATTAATTCGTTTGGTGTTGTTATTGCATCTAATACGTTTATTTCCTTATCAAGACCTGTTTTACTTTTCAAGGGTTTCGATGTGGTGTTGGAGGTACCAGAGGGCCTTTCTGAGGTCTTCAAGTTCCTTGTCTTTTCCTTTTTTTCCTGCACGTGATATATATTTTACTGTGTTTCCTAAACTAAACCCCAATTCCCAAGCGTCGATTACTTTGATTGCTTCGTAAGGATTATTTTCTCCACCATAATGTTGTGGGTGATTTACTTGTTCTACTTTTGGTGTTGGACACTGACAAGGTCCTGTTCCACCACATACACATTCTTTATCCATTGGTTGAATAATTTTTAGCGTTCATTAATGCGTTTTTTAATGATTCGGGTATTGCGCCGGTATTACTTGTATTAATATTTTCAGGTCGTGTTCCTGGTCTTACGTTAGCTTTAGATTCCATCATTTCATCATTTAACACATAATCATCGTCATTCCGATATTCTTTTAATAACTCATCATTAGTAAAAGTTCTATATTTTTCACTTAAACCAGATAAGTTAATATTAGATTTCATATTAGTTTTAATTTCTAATATTTCTTCAGCAGTATCTAATGATTTTGAAACTTCTCTAATAATTTTATATGGGTCGGCGTTTGAACCCGGTCTTCTATCTTCAACATACCCTTTCCATTCATTTGCAGTGTCCTGCGGAACTCTGATAGATGCACCTCTATCAGATACACCCCAACTGAATTTATCAATAGCTTGAGTTTCAAATCCTCCTGTTAATCGTAAGTGATTGTTTGAACCATACGCTTTGATGTGTTCTTCGTGTCTTGAGGCAAATGAATTGAAAATGGCTAAGAAGTATTCATACCCACCTTCATTTCTCATTTTATCGTTTGAGAAGTTGGTGTGTAATCCTGAACCATTCCATTCGCCATGGGTAAGTGGTTTAGGGTGTAAATCAATATGGTACTTATAGTTTTCAGAAATTTTATACAAGAAGTATCTAGTCATCCATAGGTCATCCCCACCTTTTAATTTACCTTTTGAAAACACTTGGTATTCCCATTGTCCTAACGCAACTTCAGCATTTGTTCCTGTAATATCAATACCATATTCTAAACACATATTTAAATGGTCCTCAACAAAATCACGTCCAGCAACATTGTGACCTACACCACAATAATATTCTCCCTGACCTTTAAGAATGTTTCTTTTGTGTCCTAATATATTACCGTTGATTTCCTCACGGATAAAATATTCTTGTTCAAAACCAAACCAAAGTCCTTCTTCCTCTTCATTCAATTTTGCTCTCATGTTAGATTCATGTGGTTTACCATCTGAATCCATAACCTCACATAACACATAAACTGTGCTGTTTTCTAATGGAAACCCATATCTAGTATAAACTCTTACTGGTTTTAAGATTCTATCTGAATTTCCAGTATCCGCCTGATTTGTTGATGAACCATCAAAATTCCAAACCGGTAACTTACCAACTTGCACTACATTTTTAATCGATTCGTAGTCTACG